GGTACGAAGAACGCTGGGTCCATGGCGAATATCTTCGCCGTCGACGCGACCGACGCAGGCCAGATCAAAATGATCGAGGCTTCGCAGTCGTACCAGAACTATCCGTGCAAAGTAGAACTGAACGACACTACCGGTCTCGTCGGCGCCACGAACTCCACTCGTCTTTTCTACGGGCTGATCATGCAGTCCCAGGAAGCGGGCGGCGGTGCCAACACCATTCAGACCATGAACGCCACGGTCGAGATCAACTCGAATATCGTGACGGTGCCCGGCCTGCCGGGTACCATGTTGCTGTCGACGGGCGACGGGCGCGGCGGCGGCAAGAAGGAAGTGAACGGGGTCCCTGGCCGGTTCGCACCGGACATCACCGCGCTCACTCGCAGGGAGCGTGAGGAAGCCGAGGAAGAGGACGAGGGCGAGGATGAGCCTCAGCCGTCGGCGACCGCGAAGCCCGGCATGCCTCCGCAAGTACCGACGCCACCGAAACCTCCGGCTCCGCCGAAGGCGTAATACCTATACAACTGAAGGAGTGGAAAAATGAGTGAACTAAACGGTGCGGGAGGGCTAGATCTTTCCCGCTTCGATGCAATGCAGGTTGCACAGGAGGAAGGACTGGATGTCGAAATTCGTGGACCCGACGGTAAGAAGTTGGGCTTCTCGATAAAGATAGCCGGTCCCGACTCCGTGCGCCAGCGTCAGGCTATCGAGAAGATGGCCTCGGAGCGCCTTGAGGCCAACGACCCGACGCCTCTTGCGGCGTCCGAACTCTTCGAGCGCCAGACACGCGGTTTGGCTATCGCTACGATTTCGTGGACCGAGTTCAAGTTGGACGGCGAGATCTACAAGTTGACTGAGGAGAATGCGTACAAACTCTATACCCGGTTCCCATTCATTCGTGATCAAGTGGCGGATAGGGCCGGGCGACGGTCGGCTTTTTTCGCATCCTCACAATCCGATGCCGCCACGCTATAAACGAATGGGTAGCCGGGCGCAGACCTATCCTCCCGGAAGCAGCCGCCTATCTCTTCGGCTACTTTCAGGAGCTCTGCTGGACGCGGCGACCCGGTTATGCCGGGGCACTCAGTCTAGAGTTCAAGGAGATCGAGGCGTGGTGTCGTTTATCCCGTCGGGTCTTAGAGCAGTGGGAGCTGAGGATACTTATCGAAATGGATATCGCCTACCTTCGTGCACTCAATGCACGGCATGAGGCAGAGAAGGAGCCGGAAGTAACCGTCACTCCTTCCGGGGAAACCGTTTCGACTCGTCCACTGACACCAGCTCTTTTTGACGCCCTATTTGGGGGCGTCAATGATAACCGCAACCGTAGGAGTGTGTGATGGCCACAGCTGAACTTGGCATCACAGTAAACACTTCTGGTGTTACGGGTGCTATACCTGACCTGAACAATCTAACGAAGGCGGTTCAGTCTACGGACGCCGCCGTTCAGAAGATGACCCAGTCCACGGGTCAGTCTTTCCAGAAGGCGGCGAACGACGCCGAGTCCTTTGCCCGGCGTATAGAGCGGGCGCTCGATATCAAGTCCCCTGCTGACATAGCGTCCCGCAGCCTCGGCCGGTCGGCGGATATCGCGGCCTATGGCGCGGAGCTGGACCGTCTTCGCACGAAGTTCAATCAAGCCCACTCGATCATGATGCAATACCGGACCTCGGCGAGCGAGATTCGGCAGGCGCATGCTACCGGGGCTATTTCAATCAACGAGATGAGCGTAGCCATGGAGCGGCTACGGACGACTACGCAACGGCAGGTAGAGACCGAGCGGCAACTTCGTAGTGGCCGAGGGCAGGGTGGCGGCGCGGGCGCGGGCGGCGGTGGCGCGGCGCGTGCGATGCAAGCCAATATGATGTATCAGTTGCAGGACGTTGCTGTAACGGCGGCGATGGGTATGAACCCCGCTATGATTGCCTTGCAGCAGGGCACGCAGCTTGGCATGAACTTCGCGCAGGCCGGTGGTGCAAAGGCCGGTTTGATGGGTATGGTTAGTGGGCTGGCTGGTATGCTTAGCATTACCCAGCTATTACCTATTGCCATAGTCGGTGTTGGCGCGGCCATGTATCAGTGGCTGAGCGGCGCGGATGAAGAAGTAAAGGATCTTAACACTGTCATAAAGGAGCACGAAGAAGCTCTTAATGGTCTCAGGGAAGCGTATGGTTTAACAGCCTTGAAGGCTGAGGACTTTTACGAGAGATCACGTGCGGCGGCGCAGGCGGTAGCCAGTGCATCAGCCTTGGAAATGGAGAAGAGACGTGTTGAAGAGGTAGGGCGTGTATATACTGAGACGCAAGAGTTCATCACGCCGCGTGGTACGCCAACGCAAGGTATTTTTTCCAGCACTACGCCAGATGAATTTAAGATGGCTGCAGCGGTGCAGGAGGCTATACGTACTGGTGACTTCCCCAAGATGGAACGTGAATTAGCGGCCATCGCCGGACATAATGATGAACTTATAAAGCAGATGAATATTTGGATCAACTCTGTTGATCCGCTTAGGAAAGTTAATGCTGAATTAGAGGCGCTGAATAAGACTCAGAAAGAGATCATACAAAATTTTGTACGCCCGGAGGGTAAACCGGCTGACCCGGCGTTTATCGAGCGGCAGCGTCAAGAGGCCGCTGCTGCAGAGCGGCGGCTACAAATAGAGCATGATCGTCGTATAGACGCGGCCAAGGCCGATGTCGCAGCGCTGAACGCGCGCTCCCCGGTCGAGAAAGCTCGCGCGGTACATATGGCCGAAGTGGCCAAATATATCGAAGGAGAAACCGAGCTAGAGAAGACTGACCGTATCAAGATAGCTTCGGCGCTGGCGCTCGCGCGGGCGGAGAAAGAAGTTGCAGACGCGCGCTCGTCACGGTTACAGGGTTATGACAAACTCGTTTCTGATGCTCAGTTAGAACTCGATATTATTGGCAAGACAGCCACTGAGCAAGCTGCACTGCGTAAAGAATACGAGCTAACGTATGAATTGCGTAAGTATGCCGCTGAACACGGTATTGCTGTAGATCAAAAGGAACTCGATCTTATACACGAAAAGGTCGAAGCCCAACGCCTATATACTGAAGCTTTGAACGAACAAAAATTGATGCAGGATTTGCTCTTCGAGCAGAGCCTATTGACTATGGCACCGGGCGAGGCATCCATAGCGCGGCGGCTGCGCGGTACGGGCCTTGGTATGGATAGCCCACACGCCGGGGTGATGCGTGACACCGCAGCTCAAACCGAGTTGATCAATTTTGCACAGAGTACAGCCAAAGACTTCCTCGGCAGCTTTGCTGATGCACTAACCAGCGGCGGCGAAGATATGGGCGAGGCGCTAGTTGAAGCTATGGTTGGTGCAGCTAACCGTACGCTGGACAAGATTATAGACCGACTGCTGGATGACATTATCAACACGTTGTTGTTCGGGCAAGGTGGACAAGGCGGCGGTAGCACTACAGGTGGTCTTGTAGGTACGTTGCTAGAAGCATTTGGTTTAGGTGGCGGCGGTGGCGCGGCTAACCAAAACTTCCCGGCTGGGCACGGCGTCTTGGCTGAAATGCTGGGCGTGGGTGCCAAGTCGGTTGCTGATACAGCCACCACCAGTGCAGTTTCAATGGGTAGTCTATCGCAGGCGGCATCTGCCATACGTATGATTGAGAGTGGTAGTTATGCGGGTAACTATAGTGCACTAGGACCGATAACTCGGTCTGGTGATCGCGCATACGGTGCATACCAGATGATGGGTAATAATATTCCCAGCTGGTCGAAGCAGGCACTAGGCACCAGTATGACCCCACAAGAATTGTTGGGTGATAAGGCATCGCAGGATGCTATCTTTAAGGATATCTTTGGTGGTTACGCCAAGAAATATGGCCTAAGCGGTGCAGCTAACACGTGGTTTACTGGCTCACCCAAAGGTGGTGGTAGCGATATATTGGGCACTTCGGCCGGTGGCTATGTAGGCAAATTCAATAAAGCTTTGGCGGGTGCACCGGCTGGCGGCGATGCTGTAGATGATATGGCCACTAGCGCCACCAAGGCTACAGAGGCACTAGATAAGGTGCCTAAGAGCGCATCCAGCATTATTGAAGGCTTCACTGACCTTGAAGGTATCTCAGGCACGACAGCTAATGCACTCAGCGAACTGACTGGAGGTATGAGCGAGCTTGGTAAGACTCTCAGCAGCTTTATGTCTAGCGCGGGCGGCGGCGGTAGTGGTTGGTTCCAAGGTCTGATGGGTATGTTTGGCGGCTCGGGCGGCGCGCTTGACTGGATGACTGGTATCAGCCCTGGCGCAACGGCGTCTATCCTGGGCGCGGGCGGCGGCTTCACGGGCCTATTCCACAACGGTAACGTGGGTACGTCAAGCCGCACTTCACGTCACTTTGGTAGCATGGCTCCGTGGGCCGACGCCGTGCGCTTGCACGGAGGCAATATGTTCGCCGCCGATGAATACCCGGCTGTGCTGAGG